GATTGCAATCAGATACATGGTTCAACCTTCTTTCTTTTCATCTTTCAGACCTGCGCTTGTTGGTTCCACAAAAACCCCCAGCACCGCCAGTGCCGCCGTACCCAGCAGGAAAGGATTTTTTACCACATCCAGCGCCGCACCACAAAGCGCATCCCAGCTCGTGAACATGGACGGCTCCATGCCCGTAGCCGTCAGGATAACGCCGCCAATGCCAACCCAAAACCAAGGATTTTTGAATCTGTCCTTATTCATAACGCTCACCCCTTTACAGATAAACAAAATCAGACCAGCAGTGTTCTTCTACTCTTGTACCTGCATCAGTATTGAACATGTTATACACAACATGAACAGCCAGTCTGTTGTCGTATGTAACCAGAAGTGTTTCTGTGTAAATAACATGTTTACCTTCCGGAATGTGTGTATCATCCTCATGTGTCAGTCTTTCAGACCAGATCACATGACTGGTGCTGGTGCTGTTGGATGTATAGCCCAGAAGCACCATGGGCGCTACCCAGTAACCATGGATATTCAGCCACATACCATTGATTTTCATATATTCCGGCAGACGCTCATCGTCTTTTGCTTTGTGATACATTTTTACATAGGCTTCCTCTTTGGAATACTTGACTTCTGTACCATCCTTCATTTTTTCATGCCAGTATCCCTCTGTATCCAGCCATACTTCATGCCCAATGGTAGCAGCAGAAACGCCTTTGGCCCTTTCCAGCCATTCCTTTGTGATACCGCTTTTCAATTCATTCTGTTTCATGTTTCCTCATCCTTTCTGTTCTCATCTACTCTTTTCTATCAAAACACCTATGTGTTATGACCTCATCTTTCAAACCATTTCCCGTCCAAATCATGGAGCCGCTGTTCATGGTTCTGCAACATTGCATCCTGCTTTTCGTTGTGGGCGTGAATTTTTTTATGTTCTTCTTTCTTCTGCTGGTTGATTTCCTCCACTTTATCCCCTACGAATATAATCTGCTCTGTAAGCCTTGCCACAGCGTTTGTCAAAGGGATAATGGTTTTAATCACGGTTATAATAAATCCGGCTAAAAGCACGATTCCTGCCACAATATCCCAAGTCATATATACCACCTCATTTCATACCAGTGAGAATTTTTTTCCATGTTCCAGATTCTTTCACGTAGATTTCGCCTGCTTGTGCGTTTTTGTATACAGTGTATGGCTCTGTGGGCGGTGTAAAGTCAGAATCCCAGCGAACAACATTGGAAATTCTAATTTCATCCATCACCCCCTCGATTGAACCAGTGCTGTTTTGGGCAACGTTCAAACCAATTCTTAAAATGTCATTTGATATATTTCCGGTGTAGGTAAAAGTGTTTTTCTTAACGCCATCAACAAACATAGAATATGTTTTATTTTTTCCGGTCAATGCAAAATGATACCATGTGTTTAATTGTGTATCAACAAAAGAGGAATAATATGATGTTTGTCCATGTACCTGAAAAACTGGTATACCGTTTGATAGAATTATCTTAAAAGTTCCCGTTTGGGTTCCGCCAATAAAAGTTGCATTAGCTTTTTTCTCTCTTTGGCTGAACCAGAAATCAATGGTAAACTCTCCATTTATATCAAATATCTGCTCTACTGTTTCCAGTTTGTTCAAATTGGTAAAGCTTATAGCTTTCCCAAATTTTCCGGAATCTGACAATGTGCAGCCTGTATTTGTTATTTGTTCACTGTATATACTGCTGTCTGTGAAATCTTCACCATGCAGTAACAAAAGCGTATGTTCATCTGCAATTCCTTGAACTTCATCCTTGATATAATAGTCACCGTCGTTTCCTAAAGCATCAGACGGGGCTTCTGTGCCGTTCAAGACGGTACTGCCGCCACCAGTTCCACCACTACCGACCTGCTCAGCTGTTACCCTATGCGGATTGTTGAAATCTTTCAGGTGCTGTTGCAAAAGTGTTTCGGCATTGTTCGACTTCCCGTAGGCAGTGTTGGCAATATCTCCGGCGTTTGCACCTCTTGTGATAGGGCTTGTTACAGTCGGCGAGAAATCACCAAGTTCGATTTTGTTATACCTCCCCAAAATAACATCAAATTCGTAGGAAATAATCTTTGCTTTTTTGGAAAAACCCATTTTTTGATTTACCACTGTTACAGTATCACCAAGAAATACCTTTTCCAAGTTTGCATAATTTTTGTATTCCTCTGTTTGAGAAAGGTCGATAAAATCGACTTTGATATTTACTTTCGGTATGTCGCCGCCTTCTGCAAAGAAATTCTCTGCAATTTCTCGTAAATCGCTTTGACTTTCTGCTTTGGTGTCCTCGATAACCTTAACTTTTGGGTATGCGTAGTTATTCACATACTGGCTGTCGATGTATTGACCATCAAGAGCCAGACCGTCTTTTCCAATGGGATAAATCCTGGTAGCCACATCTGAAATATCTTCCGTGACCTCCAGCCCCACAAGGTTTTTGCGGTAAACAATAAAAACGCCCCTGTCGCTGCCCAGGGATTCTAACATCGAAACGTTGAAAAAATCCCGTTTCAGTTCTCCGCCGTAAAAATAAAAAAAGGACTTTGTTTCGCCTTCATTGTTGTCCCATTCTTCTTTCAAAAGCAAAGAAACCGGATTATCCATGGTACAACCAATACCACCTGTATCACACGAAATATCCGTATAGAAGGTAAACGGCATAGGAACAGACAGCCCCTCTTTGATGGCGTCCATGGCTCCCTGTGCGCTGCCGGAATACGCCACGCTTTCACAGATATTATCAAGCAGATCATAAAAGAGATGTCTTGCTTGGACTTCAATCCCGTTCATGGTGGGCTTATAATAATAGATGCGAAATGGCTGCCTTCCTCTAGGTGTTTCCGCCAAAACAATACGATCTATTTCAATTCGCTTCCACTTACCACTGGCATCGTAAGGATGTTGAAAGGTCAATGTAAAATCACCGTTAAATTCTTCGTAAACCTCACCAGAATTGGGGACCAGCATCCCCAATCCAATGGTGTCAAAATTTTGTTCATCCTGTTCGAAAATAATCACAATATCACCCCACAATGGGATTTCCATCTGCATCCAATCCAATTGCATTTAAGTTGTCGATCACCTGTGCCCGATACCGTTCTGGTACCAGTGTCACACCCTGTGTTTCGGGGTTGCATGTTCTTCTGCCTGCAATTACCAAAGCTGTGTACAAATCCAACATATTACCAAATCCTTTCTTGATATATATAAAAACAATAGTTACAAAAATCAGGTTAAGAAATCTTGTTGCCGTCCGCATCGTACCCCCTCTGATTCAAAACTTCCAAAACGTCCGCTCTCAAATGGGCGGGTACAACAGGAACACTTTTGTTTTCTTCGTTACAAGTACGTTTTTTGTTGACAACCAACAATACATACATTTCTACCATTATTTACACCATCCCTTCTGTGAGCGCAAGAACAGCTTCAAAAGTGGTTGCCTGTGCATCCATCATCATCAAATCTGTTTCCAATCGCTGTTCGTATTGATCCGCCATTGCCTCCATAATCATAAGCTGTGTTGTTTCGATGTTGTCAAGTTGTGTGGGTTCTGGAACTATGATTGGAAATTCAAAGTTGAACTTCCCTGTTTCTTCATGGTAGTACATACCGACTTCTGTTTCTTCAGTCGTTTTGACCGCATAAATAGGGTTTCCGTCAATATCTGGTGGATAGTACGGTGCTGTTTCGCTTTCTTTCATGTCAATTACTACGTTTTTCAAAACCATTGCATACATCAATCTGAACCAGCCCCCCATCTAAAAATAACAATTCCGTTGCCGCCATTTCCGGCTTTTGTCTGTTCGTTTCTCCTAGGTGTAGCTGCTCCACCTCCGGCACCATACCCTCCATCTTTTCCGTTTACGTTAACATCAGAACCGGCATCACCTCCGTTACCATATGATCCGCCGCCTCCTCCTTGTCCATTACTATCAGCCAAACCACCTTTTCCGCCGACACCAAATAATCCATTTTGACCATTTCCACCTGCACCACTATCACGCTTTGATGCGCCGCCTTGTCCACCGCCAGCACCGCCAGCGGCACCGCCGGGGTCATTTTTTAAGTCTTTCCCTCCTTGACCGCCTGCACATGTCACTATACTGCCGACGACAGTGGCAGTTCCAGCCTTTCCGTTTGAATCACCTGTGTATTGACCACCTAAACCACCTTTTCCAATGGTGACTTTGATTTGTTGTCTTGGAGAAACAGATGTTGTTTTTTTGACGCAAGCTGCACCACCACCACCGCTTGGCGGCTGATTCATTCCAAGTGCACCGCCGCCACCGCCGCCGCAAGCAATGACTGTTATCTGGTTCACACCTTCTGGGACGGTAAAAGTGCCATCTTCTCTGAAAATTTCTTCGCCATCTTTTAATTGTAACTTGATAATTCGATTCAACTTACCAAAAACAGTGTTGTATGGTTCTTCGTCTGTTTCTTCACCGATTTTTGAAGGAATGTCATAAGCAATCAGATCTGCAGATCCTTTAATTGATTTTTCCAATGCTTTCCAGAATGTGTCTGTCCCAGCCTGCAAAGATTCTTCAGAAGGCGTTCCAAAGTTATCGCGGATTGCATGCATGTCATCAAGGGCGTTCTGGATTTCGGAAAACAGCACAACTAGTGCACCAAATTCGTTGCTTGCTTCGATTTGCTCATCGTTTCGCGGACTATCAATTACATACAGATTAAACGGATTTGTAGAAAGGACTTCCTGTTCACCAGAGAAAACGGAAATCTGTAAAATGATAACACCTGCCTGTCCCAGAATATCCGTTTTAAGTTTGAACTGACAACGTCCGTTTATTGCCTCTGTAATTTGCCCATCAATGAATTTATTGATAGGGACTTTGAAGTTACTGTCAGGGTGCGATTTTGCGCTCATAGTCACTGTGTGACTTGTCAAATCCAATGGCACGCTGTCATTAAATAACTGTACGTCAAGGTAACGAGAATTTACATCCCCTTTTACAGCAGTCACTTTGCTTGTAATATCCTCGTTGATTTCAATAATCAACTTTGTATAATGCTTCGCCATTTACAACCACCTCCATCTCGGCTCAATTTCTATCTTCTCCACATTTCCGGTCCATGAGATTTCATTGTTCCCAACTTTCAATCTAGGAAACAAATCATCATCCAGATCATGCGGGGTATAGGTTACCCCCACCCCGTCCAACACTTCCATCATTTCCGATTCCAATACCACAGATTCTTGCAATCCGTCTATCCTATATTCCCTACCATTGATGATAAGCACAACACTTCCAGTTCCATAGATCTTGATTTTTGGTTCCGCTGCCACCGTTCCACGATTGCGCAGCAAAGACGGCTTTGTCAGCATAACAAAATCATCCACTGCGTTGACACTGTACTTAAACGGATAGGTGTCAAAGGTCACCTGAAATTTCTGGAAATACTGGAGCATCTTCCCGATGCTGATCTGGTTATCTACTCGGACACGATAAACCTTATCTGGTTCTGTGGAAAAAATGGCTTCACCGCTTCCGTCCAACCATGCACAGATGCCATCCAGATTGGCACGCTCCACCACGGCACATTCCACCACTTTGTTGTAATTTTCATAGGTTCCCTCATCCACATGAAGAACCCCATCCCTTCCGGGGATTTCTTGTGTGCTCACCCTTCTTTTGGGTTTGTACACATCCGGCATGGAGGTGACGATGACCCCCATGTCCAGACTATTCTTTCCCCGGAAGATAAAATATGGTTTATACAGCGTTTCAAACCTCATGCTTTTCCTCCTTTCCGGGTACTTTGCTGTCTACGGAAAAATTCCAGTTCTCTGGCAAAGGTTTCCACCGATCTACCATTTCCATTATCGATACGATCCACATAGATATTGATATCTCCGTAAGCATAACTGCGGCTGTTGTTATTTTGCGTCACACTGCCGGAAACACCTGTCGGGCTTGGTACAACCTGCTGCATACCTCCGGCAACGATGCCGGAAAGTTTTTTGAGTTTCTTATTCCAGCCAACGCCAACACCCTCCGCCATATATCCACCGATTTCTTCATACACGCCGGAAGGGCTGTTGATGTCCATAGATGCTCTTGCCGCCCGTACCGCTGCCGCCAGCACTGCTGTGATCGCATTTTCCGCTTTTTTATTTTTCATGCCAGTTTCCCCTTCCTGCAAGAATCGTTATAATTTGTTAATGATTATACCTTATTTTTCCGCATTCGTCTTTACGAAAGAGTTATTTTTTGATATTTTTAAGGTATGACTTTAAATAAGAAACTATTGGGGGAATAAAATCTTATGATACATCTTTTTGCACTGCTTTCACTGCTTTTGTGCAGTGTCTGCTATACAGGCTTTCAGAACAGTTCTCATTTCCACAATACAAGCAACCGGCGTTCTCTTCTGTTGCTTGTATTTGGTGGTGCCCTGCTTCTGCGCCTGCTCCTTGCATACACCACTCACGGCTTCAGTAATGATATCGCCTGTTTTGCAGCCTGGGCTCACCGGATCTTCACTTTAGGTCCCGGACAATTCTACTCCGCCGAGACGTTTACGGACTATCCGCCCGGTTTCATGTATGTATTGTATCTGGTCGGAGCGTTACGCTCTCTGCTGCAGATTCCTTATTATTCCGATCTGCATATTTTACTGTTAAAAATGCCGGCGATTCTGTGTGATATTGCCTGCGGTTTCCTACTCTACAGAGAGGCGGTAAAACGGCTGCATTTTTCCGAGCTGCAGGGAATCTTTGTTTCCTCCGCATATCTGTTCCAGCCGGCAATCATTCTGAATTCTTCCTGCTGGGGGCAGGTGGATTCCGTATACACACTGATGGTCATCCTCATGTGTCTGTTCCTCATGGAGGGAAACATGCTTCCTGCCTATGCGGTCTACGGTCTGGGTATCCTGTTGAAACCACAGATGCTGATCTTCACGCCGGTACTCCTGGCAGGGATCTGGGATCATGTATTCTTACATGATTTTTCCTGGAGGAAATTTTTCTATAACTTATGTGGTGGTCTGTCTGTCATCTGCGGAATGTTCCTTCTGTGCGCTCCTTTCGGATTAACCGCTGCGATCTCACAATATACTTCAACGTTGGGATCCTATGAATATGCAGCCATCAATGCCTACAATTTCTGGGGACTATTAGGAATGAACTGGATCGACCAGAACACGATTTTCCTCTTCCTGCCCTGTAAGACCTGGGGCACTATCGTGATCCTGCTGATCGTGCTCTTTACCTTCCTTATTGCAGCCCGCTGCCGGAAAGAGCCTTCAAGATATTTCTGTCTCGGTGCCTTTATCATCCTGACGATGTTCCTGTTCTCCGTCCGTATGCATGAGCGTTATATGTATCCCGCTCTGGCCCTGTTGCTTTTCTGCTGCCTGTACCGGCCCTCTACACCTCTCTGGAAATGTTTCAGTGGCTTTGCAGTGCTGCATTTTTACAACACCGCCAATGTGCTGTACCATTACGATCCGCAGAATTATGACCGCAAGGCTCCCATCATTCTGCTGGTATCTGCCGGAATGTTGTGCTGCCTGTATTATTTCTATAAGATCATCTGGAAATATTATGTTCACGATGCAGCAGGGACTGCCACCAATGCGAAGACGCAGACCGCAACAGGCCGCAAAGCTTCCGGGCATAATACTCCTGCCGGCCCCGCCAGAGGTCTGGGGCAGCGGCTTCGGGAACATTTTCTCTCTCCCCTGGAGCCCATTCCTTCCGAAGAGAGAATCCGTTTCACGAAACTGGATCTGTGCCTGTTGCTGGCAATCGGTATTCTGTACAGCTGCTTTGCCCTCTATGATCTGGGAGACCGCAAAGCTCCGACAACGACTTATGATATGTCGGGAGAATTACAGGCCATCGAGCTGGAATTCCCCGAAGATGCGCTGCCTGTGACTATGGCCAGTTATCTGGCTCCCTGGCACCAGCGACATTTTGGGATGGATGTCAAAAGTAATGCCGAAGACTCCTGGACTTATCTCGGTGAGATCATTTTAAACAATGTCTTCACCTGGCAGGATGTCTCCCTGCAGGATCTGCTGACACAGGCCACAGAAAGCGGTACTTCTGATGTGTCTGCCACAACCAGATATCTGCGTCTGTCATTGACGGATAATGATGCCTCTCTGATTGAACTGGTCTTCCTGGACGCGAATGGCAACATCACACGCCCGTTGAACGCAGATGCCTACCCTGCACTGTTTGACGAAAGCGATCTGTACCCGGAACGCTATTCCTTCCGCAACAGCATGTATTTCGATGAAATCTATCACGCACGCACGGCTTACGAGTTCCTTCACGGCCTGCCGACCTACGAAAATACCCACCCGCCTCTGGGCAAGATCTTCATCGCCCTGGGTGTTGCCATCTTTGGAATGAATCCTTTCGGCTGGCGTATCATGGGTACTCTGTTCGGCATTGCCATGCTGCCGTTTATCTACCTGCTGGGGAAAAAAATGACAAGGAATACTCCTGCGGCAGCTCTGGCCTGCTTCCTGTTTGCCTTTGATTTTATGCATTTTACGCAGACAAGGATTGCCACCATCGATGTTTATATCACGTTCTTTGTGATTGCAATGTACTATTTTATGTACTACTATTGTTCTATGAGTTTTTACGATACACCGTTGTATAAGACCTTTGTGTCTCTGGGCTTATGCGGCATCTGCATGGGACTGGGAATTGCCAGCAAATGGACCGGTATCTATGCAGGCTGTGGACTGGCACTGCTGTTTTTTGCGCATCTGTTGCGACGCTACCGGGAATACCTCTATGCCAAAGCCCATCCCGGAAAAAGCACCAACGGCATGGAGCATCAGCAGATTGTAAAGAAATTCCCGGATTATACGGTAAAGACGATCGACTTCTGCCTGACCTTTTTCGTGCTGGTTCCGGCAGTGATCTATCTGTTGTCCTACCTGCCCTTTGTAGACAATTCCCATCCGGGACTTTTTGACCGTATGCTGACCAACCAGACTTCCATGTTCAATTACCACAGTGGTCTGGAGGCGACACATCCCTACTCTTCCTCCTGGTATGAGTGGCCGACCATGGTACGTCCGATCTGGTATTATTCCGGTTATGTGACTGATGCCGTCAAGGAAGGGATCAGTGCCTTCGGTAATCCTCTGGTGTGGTGGGGCGGCATTCCGGCATTTTTGTATGTGCTGTATCTGCTTGTCACCCACAGCAGTTTCCTGCGTGCCCTGACAGGCAAAGCTGCCGCTTCCTCTGCGACAACTCCCCTGTCCCGCAGAGAATATCATGCTGCCGCATTTCTGGTGGTTGGCTACCTGGCGCAATATCTGCCCTGGTTCTTCGTCACCAGAATCACCTTCATCTACCACTATTTCCCCAGCACACCGTTTGTGGTACTGATGATCGTATACAGCCTGATGCAACTGAAAAAGCGGGTATCCAACCGCACTTTTGCAGTCATCTGCTGTGCCTATGGCGTGCTGGCCTTCGGTCTGTTCCTGCTGTTCTATCCGGTACTTTCGGGGCAGCCGGTGGATGTGGATTTTGTAGTAAAATACTTACGCTGGCGGGATACCTGGGTGTTGATCTCGGGTTAAGTCATTTTTATAATATCTTACTTTAGGAGGTTTTTATGTAGTCAGAACACACCTTATAAATACTATTTACTGAGCGCTTTTATCATACTTACAATGTTCACTTTCTCCGTTCGTATGCATGAGCGATACATTTTCCCAGGAATTGTTTTACTGGTCTTTCTGCTGATTTATTTTTACTATATAACAGGCAAATATTGTCTCGTTCATTCTTTGCCTGAAAAATCATAAGAAAATGTAAAAATTATTTCATACAAAAAACAGTGCCTGGATTGGCACTGTTTTTTGGTATAGCATATCTATTCACTTACCCCTCAGCGATCGCATTACCGGTATACAACTGATAATATCTGCCCTTCTGGGCGATGAGTTCATCGTGGTTGCCGCGCTCGATGATGCGGCCCTGTTCCAGAACCATGATGCAGTCACTGTTCTTGACAGTAGAAAGTCTGTGGGCGATGACGAAAGTGGTTCTTCCTTTCATCAACTTATCCATGCCGTCCTGTACAATTTTCTCAGTACGGGTATCGATGGAGCTGGTAGCCTCATCCAGGATCAGCACCGGCGGATCCGCTACTGCGGCTCTGGCGATGGACAGAAGCTGTCTCT